CAGGATTGGTCCCTGGACGACCTTGACCACCAGCGGGAGGAGGCGGAACATTAGTGTCTGCTTCGGAAGGCGGAGCGTCTGTTGGTGGCCCACCAAAGGCATCCATCGTGGACTGGTTGGCAGCAAGATTCCGGGCAGTGTTGCCAAAAGCTTGTTGTTCTTGTGCACTGAACCCACCCTGATTGCCTGCAACTGCTGGTGCCCACGATGGCATCGAGGCACCAGAGAACCCGACGGGCTGTCCATTTGCATCGTAGGCCACACGCACGTTGCTGCCAGGAGTCTTCACGACTTGGTTGGCATAGTTGTTCGCACCGTTCTCGTCCTGTGGTCCACGAGTCCCGTCGGCGTACTGCTGTGCTTTCAGGTTAGCCACAGCAGCACGACCGTTGGCTTCACGCACTGAGGCTGGTCCGCCGTCAGCGTTCACGGCAGCTTGACGAGCAGCGAGAGAGGCCTGCCGGTCTGGGTTGGTGCTGTTCGGGCCAAAGGCTTCAATCCATGCGAGACCAGTTGGTGCATTCGGGTCAACCCGGTCGCCACCGACAGTTTTCTGTGGACGACGCTGGGCGTCGATTTGATTCAACAGCTTACTCTGATTGCCGAAGAGAGCCTCAAAGTCCTCTTGGCTAAGTGTTGGAGTTTTTTTATTCGTGTCAGACATAGTGTTAACGTGTTGGTGGTTGCATCAGCATGGCCTTAAAGGCCTCAAGTTGTTCTGGAGAAACTCCATCAAGTGGAGTCGGTTGTGCAGGGTTGGCTCCAGCAAAAGCCTCAGGCGGCATGTCTGGCATCCGCTGTTGAAGAATGTGTTGGATTACCTGTGGAGGAAGCAGATCACCGAGGCTCCGCAGAAGGCTGTCCTGCTGCTGAATCTCGGCTTGCTGTGGGGCCATCCGAAGTTGCTGCATCTGTTGAAGCTGCTGCAGCATTCCGCTGGTGTTTTGCTGAATCGCATTGAGTGGCTCGAAGGCCGCCGTCACGCGATCTTGTTCTGGTCGTTGCCGTAGAGGATATCCGATCATGAGAGGTCAGTTTCTTGTTTTAGTGTGTCGATTTTCGGGAACTCTTTTGGAGGTTCTGGAGCCCTCGAGGGGCTATCAGCCTGAAAAAGTGGCTTTGTTGTTTCTACCCACCTTAGATACCCGCCATTGCTGGCGTTATTAAATTGGGCATTTTGATATAAGTGCGAATCTGTCTCCATAGGTTATATTTCCACTGTTCGATTTCCACACCCACAAGGATGCGTGCGTTGGTCTGCATCATCTCGATGTAAGTCGTGGCGTTGGGAACACTCTCGGGGATGTACTTCTCGATTGAGCGGGTGAATACTCCACCAACGTTTATCCAGGTAGGGTCGTCACGGCACATGATACTGATAGCAATCCCGATGTCCCAGGCGAAACCAGATGTGTGCTCGCACTTCCAGATCACAGGAGCTTCGTCGCAGATCAAGTCATTAAAGCTCAGGCTTGTTTGTCCGAGACGACGAAGATGGTAATCGCCCAACATCGTGTCTGCACGATAATTGAAACCTACCTGAGCCGAGAACTTCGACGTATAAAACTGGAACACCTCAGGTGCTAATGGTCGTGTCGGATGATAAGTCGTGATGACTTCTGCCGGAACTGTCAAAACCTGACCAGGCTTCTCATTAAAGCCTGCAATCGTGTAAGCGTCAGAAAGGGCATAAACGGTGGTGTTATCCGCAAGCTTTTGCAAATAGTATTCGTCGCCAGGAGGCAGCCAACCTGGAAAACGATACTGAATGTTCTTCGTGGTCTTGAACGACTTCGCCAAGACGCTATCGCTGATTGCACGCCGAGTCTCCAGCATCTTGAGATGGTCGAGTTGCCTCACTTCATATTCTTCACCGGAGCCAGGTGTTGGCGCGACATAGCCTGACGCGTCTTTAACAGTCTTTGTAACTGCCACCATTTCTTGCGTATCCGGGTCTTGAACGTAATCGGTGAAGGTCTGCCAACTATCAACACGAAAAGTCGTTCTGAGCTTTTTGCCCATCGAGATCTTCTTGTCCTGAATACCGATGTCAAGGTAGCTGGTTGTAGGAGAATCGTTAGTCCCGACGATCTCAACCTTTTTGTAAAGCCTGCTAGCCTGCACTGACGGAATCCAATCCCGCATTGTGATCTGTTCTGGTCCATCAGGTGTCAAGACGGCCACTTTGCTGCCTAGAATCCTTGTCGAGGTTTCGCCAACAGCAGAGAATCCATCCAGATCTTCTGGCCCAGGAACATCAATGGTTGGTGCTCCAGTCGCTGCATACACGGGCGGAGTTGGGTCATTGTCTGCGTAGACTGTCGCACCCAGCAAAGTCTTACCAACAAACGCAGCCTGAAAATTCGCATCAGAACTACCAGATGGATGAGTAATGGTTAAGACATTAGCCAGATAGAAAATATTCCACTCAGGTAACATCAAGTTGAAGTAGGCTGCAATCTGTGTGAAGGCAGCATCGATTGTTGCCTCTGGTGGAATCTGCCAACTGTATGGTCGTAGCTCTGTTGGTTCTGTAACGGCTGACGTAACAACGCAACGAGCATGGGAAGTGCCTGAGTCAATGTCCAGCTGAAAGTTCAGGTCCGCTGGATCTTCCATCAGACTTAAATTATAAGCATGCGTAGCAGGCGTACCGTCTCCTGGGCCTGTGTAAAGACTTGAGCGCACCTTCGTGATCTCAATATCCAGCCCATCATATTGTGGACTGGCCTGCTCAAACGACTTAACCTCCGGAGTAGTTTCCAGAGTTTCAACCAGCATCTTCTCGTGGTACGCATCAAGTCGCTGACGGTCAGCCGAGAGCAAGTTTGTCGTTTCTGTTGGCAAAGCCGTGTTAACTGCCACAATCTCGATGGTTTGTTTGACTTCCGTCCCATCGTCCAGCGTCCGCACTTTAAGTGTCGCTTCGGCTTCTGCAGCGATCTCTGTCCACCGTTGACGCGACATTGCAGAGTTGCGCTCATTGTAGACATAAGCGTTCAGGACACCGAATGCTCCCATGTCTGGAGCACTGCCTTGTGGAAGCTGCTCTTCAAAGGTGGACATCGCGCCACCAACCTCCGGACTAAAGTCACGCTTCTCTACCAGCACGGCAGCATTACGCTGCGAACTAGGCGTCAGATAAATGGTGTCGCGATTGGCCATAACTTATTTGTAGTAGATTGCTCGTGAGAACTTGTGTGTATCGTTCTCGTGCATTTTTAGCAAGGCCATTTCGGCCAACCGCTCTGGCGGCGCGATATTACCTTCTTGACGTGGGACAAACGCCTTAACCAAGAAGTTCAACTCGACGATGGCCTGCCAGAAAAGATATTCCTGACCAGTCTGCATCATCCAGTCTTCGTAGTCGTCTGCGGCCCCGCGATAGGTGGTCATCCATTGCTGAGTGTCCAAGATCACACTAACATTCGCTGTCTGCGTCGGAGCGACCGACAACAGATTTCCATTAAAAACTAGCTGGAACCGAGATCTGAGGGACATCGGTGTCGACAGCTCAGCGTCACTCAAGTATCTCCGCGGCTCCATGGCCCGACGGATTTTTGACTGACGCATAAAGTTGTCCGCCTGAGAGCGGACTTCAAGTGGGTAGGGTTCATTCTGAATGAGCATCCACGCGCCCGTCACGCACTTGATCGTGCCGGGGATGGTCGTGCCCGTAGGCTGGACCACCACAGTTACTTGTTCTTGCTGCGCAGTCCAATTGTAGGACTTCTCGGCATTCAGTCGAGCATTTTCCAACGCTTCGACGAGCAGGTCTTGTCCGCCAGACGTGAAGTCCGCCAGAGCCCTCTGCATATATCTTGCCAATTTTGTGCGTAGTTCTAAGAGTTCCATAATGTGGTGATCCAGTTAAGGACGGTTACTTACCGTTCAACCCGTATCCGCGGGAGCCGAGCTTGCCGAATTTGCCAGCAGCTTTGAAGTCCTTCTTCAGGTTAGAAGAACCACTCTGGACAGCAGCGCTCTCGCGAGCAGTGACATCCAGCATCTTTGTGTCTTTGACGTCTTTTCCGGAAAGAACCGGTTCGTCGCCGAGGTCGTATCCTTTTGGCATAGTAGTGTGAGGAGGTGGTGATGAGGAGGATTAAACACCGAGCACGCGAATCACCAGCGTGCCGGAGTAGGTTGCTGGGGCGTTAGTCGCCGCAGCTTTAAGAAGCAACTTCGTGCCATCAAGGCTCGGAGCCGCAACAATGATCTCGGAGTTCGTGTCGAGAATACCAGGCTCAGCAGAAATGATTTCAGAGAAACCAAGGACTGAGGCTGGAATAGCACTACCATCCGCCAAGACTCCCATTGCCGTGAGGACCAGGGAAAATTCGCGCAATGTCACGACTCGGCTGCCCTGATTGACAGGCCAGCCATTGACGATTGTAACACCAGCAGAAGTGAGGTCAGCCATATTAGTGGATGATTTTGCCGAGGTTTTCCAGATACATGCAGCGCTCTGGGAATTCGAGTTCCATACCACACTCGGTCATCCATTCGTCGAGACGGTAGTCTGCGTCGTTTGGCTGACGGTTTTTGAGCAGCTGCGTGTCGCTATCCTGGAAAGGACGATACGTGATGCTGCCAAGGTCGAGAATGGTGCAGCTGTTGGAGAACATGGGGTTCTCGTTGAACAGCGGCGATGTCTTGAAGTGCAGCATGCCCGACTCAGTTTCGTAAGTCGTGATCTGCATCCCGTAGGTGGTCTCCTTCTCGTTGTAGGACCGCGTGACCAGCCCAGCCTTTTTGGCAAAGCTGTTGAAGTTGTGAAGGAACTTCGTGTCGCAGAGACCCAACTTCTCGAAACCAGAGCTCGAGTTGAAGAGGAACAGGCGACGCATCAGTTCGTCCCACTCTTCGAGGGTGATATTAGCACCAGCGAAGTTGATGTGACGCTTCTGGTCATAATCGCGCCAGTCGACGCTGGAAAGGTCGGCCTCATCTGGGCGGTAGTCGAACAGACCACCGTTGGCGATGTTGCCTTTGTCATACTGGTCGAGATACCAGACCAGACCACCCATCTTGCGCTCAGGCATGGTGTGACCATCCTTGGTGACGACCATGTCGGTCTTGTACTCGCCGAACAGGAAGCTGAGCTCCTGCTGGATGGTGTGACGAACCTGAGCCTCTTTTGCCGCTTTGCGGTAGATACCGGTTTTGTCCCACTTCATCCCTGCCTTGAGGGCATTGCGAGTCCATGGACCGATCGCCGTGCGGAAGATCTGCGTCTGGTTGTACGTGTCCACAGGGAACTTGACGCCGCCCGAGTTGGCACGATCGCCTTCAGGGGTAGCAGTGCCGATAGACGCGACGTTGATGCTGACATTGGAGGAGGTGTTACGAACACCAGTCCAAGTTTCGATCGCGCGAAGAGTCAGCGTGTTATCGTCGGTGTCGATCGCCGTGACAATCGCGCGACGAGCCGTGCGGCCCGAGCCAACCGTCAGGCCTTTGGCCCAAAGGATGTCACGAGTGCGGAACTCTTCGGCTTTCTTGACACGAAGATAGAAGGTTGCACCATCAGCAACAACGATACCGGTGCCGCCATCAGTGGCCGCGGTGCCGTCAGCGTTGACGAATGGTCCGACAGAATTCGCCGCCACGGTGATCGACCGTGGAGACTTGAAGCGTTCCTCGTAACCGTCAAACTTAGGCTGATTTGTCTCCTCAGTCTGATCGATCATCGAAAGAAACGCCATGAGCGGCGCCATCCCTGTGGGGTTTTCCCACGCAAGACGACGACGTGCGTTAGTGTGTTTTTGTGCCTCAAGCGAGGTAGTAGAGCCGATGCCAAACATAGTGTTTTGGTAGTGTGTTGTTTGTGTTCTTTAATCCCAGAGTTCGTTGAACGGCTGGGTTTTGACGGGTTTCGGAGATCCTCCGTGGCCGCCACTGTTGACAGAGCCCGCCATACGACGGACAGGTTGCGCCTGTGAAGGGCGAAGAGAAAAGGTTTTGTTGTAGCGACGAATCGTGTTCTGAGCTGCCGAAGCAAGCGCACGAACACCTTCTTCTGCTGACTTCGGGCGGAAGCCGGACGCCCGGAGACCTTCAAAGATCTCAGGCATGATGTCCGCATAGTCCTTCAAAGCAGGATAGCTTTTGACAGCGTCCGCGACGAGCGTGGAACGAGCTTGAACTCGGCGTTGCTCGGAGATGTGACCATTAAGCTCCTGATATTGACCATTGACTTGCTGGAACAGTGAGTTCGCGATCTTGATCACAGACTTCTCACGGGCATCGAACAGCGCCTGGAGAAGCTGAGCACGTTCAGCAGCAGGCTTCTCAGGATCAAGAATGGAGACCAAGTCCTGCTCTGTGATATCACGGTAGCCGATCTGCTGACGAAAAGCTTTCTCGTCGAAGGCTGGAGCACCAGCAGCTTGGTTAGGCTGACCAAGACCATTGGCCTTGATACCAGCGACCACAGCGGCTGCCACATCATCTGGCCCGAAAGCCTTGGCCGGACGCACCGACGGACGACGTGCTGGTTCACCACCAGCAGGCTCACCACTACCACCGTTCGGATCACGATAATCCGGGCTGTCAGGATCATCATGCTTGAGTGGATCATAGTCGTCCACTTCCAGTGCAGCACCATCATTGTCTGGCAGATTTGCATTGTCATCTTGCCATAGGTCATTGACCGTGTCGTCAGCGGGTTCGCGGAACCCATATCGTGGGAATAGTTTCATTATCTGTTGGGTTGTTGGGATTGTTCTCTACGTCTAAGCTCAGTCTGAATTTGTTGATCGAGCCGACCGAAAAGCTCTTTTGTAAGTCTCATCTGGGAAAGTGTGCCAAGGACTTGTTCCCGATCAAGGAAACTACCAAGGTTGTCGACCGGTGTCAACATTACATCCTCAGCCATCTGCCTGTGCTTTTTGTGCTCTTGCTCAAACCACTGGTGAAGCACCGACCCCGGTAGGAGGCACTGTCGGAGCGCCTGCAGGTCCTTGAGCTTGGCCTCCGATAAGTCCAGGCAGAACTCCTGCTCCTTGAGGCGGCATTCTGAACCGGCGAGTTTGGATGCCACGAAGAGAATAAATCTCTTCCATAAGTTGGTCGACGTCATATTGGGGTGCGATGTTGGGGTTGGAAATAATTGCGATCAGAAGCTCCTGCATAGACTGAGCAAGGAAGCCTTTCTCACTCGGCATGGTGGACTCAAACATGAAGACGTCACGTGAACCGACAAGCTGGGCAATGTCAGACGGAACAAACTTCTCATAAAGTTCCTCAATGTTCGGACGGTTACCGACATACTTTTGGAACATCTCAAACGACAGACCATACCGAAGATTGCAGAGTTGTTTCTTGCCTTGTGGAGCATAGCAGGAATCCCACAAAAGCATCCCGGTCATCCGCATCTTCGAAGCTGCACCGCCATTGGCCGCCCGGTTCTCTGTCGCGCTTCGACGACCAGCAGAAACCTGGCCCATAGCATTGTCGTTCACACCCGTGACCATCTGTAGAATCCTCTGCATTTCTGCGGCGTCCGACAAATTCGACGCCGTGGTGTCCCGGAACTGTAACTGGTGGGCATACTTCTCGATCCCATTCTTCGGAGCACCCTGCAAGGTCGTGATGATGTCGTTGTTATTGGCCAAGGAAGCCACATCAATCACGGTCGGGTCAACAATCATGTTACGACCGAGAGCCTTCCGCACGCCCATCACGCGGGAATTCACCAGATACGTCACGACTTCCTGAATGGCATGAATGGTGTCGCACAGGGACGCACTCAGGTTCACACAAGTGTCCGGACTGACCAGCCCCACGTTGTGAGGGAACTGGTTGTGCACGTAGCCGTAACGCTCAATCGAGACAATCCGCTGGTCATTCGCCACACGAACTAGATACAGCACATCGTAATCCTGTGATCCGATATCATACTTGGAAGGGTTCAGCCGGATGTAATGCTCAGCGATCACCACCACATGGTCATCATCGTCACTGGTGCTCCGCTTGTTGGCCTGCTCGTCCCAGAGCATCTCGAGCGAACTTGTCTTCGCACGTTTGTTCCAGGCATCACTTGTCATCCGTGTGATGTGCTTGGTGCCAGCCAGAAGCCCTTTACGTTCAAGCTCACGGATATAACTGATCGTGTATTCTTCTTCATCCGCCACCCAAGTACCCTCCTTCCACCGAACCAGTGGCAGTGAAGGATCAGGGAAGAACTTGAATGGAGAGATGTTGTTGATGGTGTTGCCTTCGCTGGCTACCACCTCACGTTCTCCATTCGTCAAGATGTCGAACATGTTCGTGCCGTTCACATTCTGGATGGTATCTTCACCACCCGGAAGCCACAGCATCTCTCTTGTCCACGTCTCTTTCGTCACTGTAATCCCCAGCCTGGCAGCATCCAGCAAAGACTGGTAGAACTTTCCGAGCCACTGATTATCGGCCAGCTCACCCTGCAGCAACTGCTCAGCCAAATCCCGAATGTCCTTGTCTTCGTCACCGTTCTGCTCAAACTCATAGAACTTCTTGCTCTGAGTCATCAGCAAAAACCAGAAGGCCACACAGGTCTGAACCTGCGCAAATGTCAGTGGCACGACAAACCGTTCTGGCTCGTCCTCCTCGGCAGCCTCCAAGTCATTCTCATTCCTTGGCATCTCACCTTTGTAAACCTGCAGGTTACGCTTCCACCGTGGATACTCCTTACCCATGATCCCACGAGAACGAGAGATGTTGTCTTGAAGTTTGTCGAACAGCTTTTGGATGTTCGGAGGCATCGTAGCCTCTTCCAAAAGTTTTTTAATTGCTTCTTCCATAAGATGGTTTGTAACGTTGTGGGTCTGTGAGATATGTAACCTTGCGGCGAGAACCCTGCAGGTCCCTGAAAGCACCACGCATGTCTAACCTGTCCAACCTCGGCAACAAGACTCTCGGTGTGCTTCCCATTGCTGCCGGTTCAATGTAGGTCAACCCGTAGTTAACCAGCCGATAAAGATTCTCCATCATGTGGTCAGGAGCTTTCACAGAAGGCCTGCCAGTCTTCGGGTCAAACACATAACGATCAAACTCTCGCATGTGCTGGGCCAGGCTAGGCGAGAACATCACAACCGGACGACCGTGTCGATCCCGTTCTGACAACTTCGCCTGCACGTTCAGAATCCCGCGAGCCAAGTCTTTGTCAGCCTCCTCCACATTCAGCCCTTCCAACTCAAAGTCATCCACCATCCGACGTCCGTCGTTAGGGTGTTCAACAAAAGCATGAGGGTCGCAAAGAATAACTTGAGGCCGGCGTCCGCGAATAACTGCCAGAATGTCCTGTGCCAAAATCTTCGTCAACACACTCTCGAAGATCTCACGGTAAAAGTAGGTTGTCCCGTGTGGGCTCGTTGCACAAAAAGTAACAGCGTGTGGTGTCGCCATCCCATGAGGGTCAATGGCCACACGGATCGTGTAGTTCATTGGCGGAGTATAGTGGTCTTTCCACCCGAACGGCACGCCCTCGTAACAATGAATATCTGGGTCGAATTGTGTGTAGATCGTTCCACTCAGCGCCCTTGGTTTACCACCAATTCGAGCATCCCAGTGCTCTTTCGGAATATCTGCCTTGAACTGTTCAATAGCCTCCTCCGACAAGTGCGTGTTGTCATACGTCGACCCGGTGATCAGCCACTTACTCTCCTTCGCAATCGTCAATCCATCGTCATACTGTGACCGAAGCTGACCATCTGGGAAGAAGTAGTCATTAATCCACATTTCCGTGATCGGCGTGCAGAGGAACCAAGCAGAACCCCCACGGTCAATCAGACCACGAGAATAAGCTTCCCACATGGCTTCTGGAATCGGTTCATCCACGTGGATAAAGTCCCAATCACTCGACTCATGACCAGCCGGATTAGACAGGAACGACTTAACCGTGTCAATAAAAATCATCGAGATCCCACCGTGAATGCTCTTGATCAGAATCTTACAGATCTCACCGGTGTTGTTCTTCTCCACGCCAGCAAACCACTCAGTCGGCAGCAGCTTGAAGAACTTCCCGATACCGCCGCCCTCGGTCTGGTTCGTGAAGATTTCATCTGCTTTATCCCAGTCCTGAACGAGCAACACGCCTTTCACCGGTCTGCGCGGAAGCCCCAAGGTCCTGCGAGGATCACCCACTGGATAGAACACTCGCTCACCTCTGGCCCACGAGATATCCTCAGCCGTTCCGGTCGTGCTCTTGCCCCAACGATTACCAGTCCGAACATACCTTCGCTTGCTACCACCAGCACTGAAAAAGCTGTGCTGCTTCTTTGTGGGCTCATAGTAGAGAATCCCGTTAGCCTTCTTGTGCTGAAGCTTAGCCAACAACTGTTGCTTCTGTTGACGCAACAACAACAACTGGGCATTACCCAGAGCCGTGCGGTCACTAGCAAGTTCAGTTGGACTTTTATCTTCCATGGTGGGCGTCAAAGTTTAACGGGCAGTGGGAAAAGCTATTCTGCCTCGATTGTAGCCTGGCTCGGCGCAGCATACCGAGAAGAACAGTCCATCGCGATCACGTGCACTATTGCGACGAACAAGCTCACCATCC